GCCGGCCGCCTCTATTACGAGATCGACGACGGCCGCAAGGACCCGTTGCTCCCGGAAAACGTGCTGCACCTGGCCGGACTGGGCTTCGACGGCCTTCAGGGCTATTGCCCCGTCCTGCTCGGCCGAGAGGCCATCGGCGTCGGCAAGGCCGGCGAGCAGTCGGCCGCGACCCTCTTCGGCAACGGCGCCTTCCCCGGCGGTGTCCTCGAAACCCCGAAGCGGCTCAGCGAGGTCGCGGCAAAGACCCTCCGCGAGTCGTGGAACCGGATGCACCAGGGCTCGGAGAACGGCAACACCGTTGCCGTCCTCGAAGAAGGTGTGACCTTCAAGGCCACGCAGATCGACCCCGACGCCGCTCAGTTCCTGGCCTCGCGTGCCTTTCAGGTGCTGGAAATCGCCCGACTCTGGCGCCTGCCCCCGCACAAGCTCGGCGACTTCAGTCAGAGCCACCTGTCGAACATCGAGGAATCCAACCTGGAGTATCTCCAGTCCACCCTCATGGGCTGGATCTGCTCCACCGAAGCCGAATTGAATGTGAAGCTCTTCAGTGAAGAGGAGCGGAAGGCCGGCTACTTCATCAAGACCGACCTCTCCCCCCTGATGCGCGGCAACATGGCCGCCCGGGTGGCGTACTACCAGGGGATGCGCAACTTCGGCGCGATCAACGCCGACGAGATCCGGTCCCGCGAAGGCCTGAACCCGATCGGCCCGGCGAAGGGCGGCGACCTCTACGTGATGCAGGGCCAGTACGTGAAACTCGCCGACATCGGCAAGACGCCCGCCGCCCCGCCGCCCGTGCAACGCTCCGACCGCTCCGAGGAGGAGCGTTACAACCCCTACCACGGCAAGGACGGCAAGTTCACCGGCAAGCACGGCGGGGGCAAGCACGGCAAGATCGTGCCCGACAAGACCAAGAAACCGCCCGAGCCCGCCGCCCCCGCCCCCTCGACCGCCCGCGACTTCGCCGGGGCCTCGCATGCCGAGCTGAAGGCCCACCACGCCGCGATGTCGGCCGACTGGCGGAAGTCGCTCAGCGAAGACGAGCACTTCGACGTCAGGCGCTACACCGGGGCGGATTACGAGAGCATTAACAAGATGCTCCGGACCGGCAAGGGGGGCGAATCCGCCTCCAACGTCAAGAGCATCGACAAGGCCCTCGGCCGCTCGTCCCTCAAGGAAGACGTGACCCTGTACCGGGGCGTTTCCGACCTCGGCAAGCTCGGCCTCCACGAAGGCAACCTGAAGGGCGCCGTGATCAAGGACAAGGCCTTCATGTCCACCTCGCTCGACCGCAAGGTGGCCGAGAAGTACGCCGGCTCCGGCCCCGTGATCCGCATCCACGCGAAGGCCGGCCAGCGCGCCGCCTCGATGGCCAAGGTCTCGCGGTTCGACAGGGAATCCGAGGTCCTCTTCGCCCGCGGCTCCGCCCTCAAGATCCACGGCCACACCCACGAAGCGGGCCGCATGATCCTCCACGCGGAGATCGTCCAGTGACCGTATCCGACGTGATCGCCCGCGCCCTCGGCCTCCCCGACGACCCCGACTCCGACGAGGATTCGCCCTTCGCGCGCTCGAAGTTCGACCTCTCGGCCGACGCCGAAGACTTCGAGGTCGAGCCGGGGGAATCCCGGTCGGCCGACGACGCCTCCACCTCTGGCCCACCGGAGGCCGACCCGTGAGCGACCGAGAGAAGCGATACACCGACGGGCTTGAGATCCGCAAGGGCTCCGAGTCGACGCCCGGCCCCGGGACCCTCGTCGGCTACGCCGCCCGCTACGACTGCCCGAGCCAGCCGCTGCACGACAAGAAGTCGGGCCGGAGCTTCGTCGAATACGTCAAGCCCGGCGCGTTCTCCCGGAGCCTGAAAACGGCCGACGTCCGCGCCCTCTTCGACCACGAGCCCGGAAAGGTGCTCGGCCGCTCGAAGGCCGGCACCCTCCGCGTGAGCGAAGACGCCAGGGGCCTCCGCGTCGAGATCGACCTGCCCGACACCACGGCCGGGCGTGACACCGCCGTCTCCGTGGCCCGCGGCGACGTGACCGGCATGAGCTTCGGCTTCTACACCCCCGCCAACGGCGATTCCTGGGACCTGACGACAAGCCCCGCCACACGGCACCTGAAAGACGTCGACATCGACGACGTGACGGTCACCGCCTACCCGGCCTACCCCGACACCTCCGTCGCGATGCGCTCCCTGACCCGGGCCGAGGCCGAGGCCGCAGCGCCCGCCCCGGAGCCGACGCCCGAAGCGGCCCCGGAGCCGACGCCGGAGTCCGAGCCCGACGACGCCGCCGCCTTGCTCGCCCGCCTCGACAACGCCTCCTCCGTCTGACGCATGGTCCGCCCGTTTGTTCATCCCTCCTGTCCCATCATTAAAGGTTCATCCCGTGCCCAAAGCCTTTGAAATCCGCCAGCAGCGCGGCGCCGAAGTGGCCGCCGCGACCGAGATCCGCAAGAAGGCCGACGCCGAGGCCCGCGCCCTCACGGCCGAGGAAAAGGCCGAGATCCGCAAGCGCCTCGACGCCGCCGACGCCCACGAAGCCGACGCCGTCCTCGCCGAACGCCTCGAAGGCCTGGAGTCGGCCGTCGATTCCCGGGGCGTCCGCCACGGCGACCCCCTGCCGCACTCCGACCCGGCCAACATGAAGGGCCACAAGCCCTACAGCCTGGTCAAGGCGATCCGCCAGAGCCTCGACGCCCGGGAGGGTCGCGGCAAGCTCGACGGAGTCGAGGCCGAGGAGCACCAGGAACTCGCCAAGCGCCGCAACCGGCCCTCGCAGGGCGTCTTGGTCCCCTGGGACCTGGCGGCCGGCTCCGGCCATGAAACCCGGACCGGGGTCTTGAACACCACGACCGGCACCGGCTCCATCCCCACGATCCTGGCCCCGACGCTGATCGACCTCCTGCGCACCCGGATGGCCGTCCGCGCCGCCGGCTGCACGGTGATGACCGACATGCACGGCCTCTTCGCGATCCCGCGTCAGAGCGGGGCCGGCACCGGCTACTGGGTCGCGGAGTCGGGCGCCCCGACCGCCAGCAATCAGACGATCGATCAGGTCGCCTTCAGCCCCAAGACGGTCGGGGCCTACACCGACTACAGCCGGCGATTCCTCGAAGAGAGCAACCAGTCGGCAGAGCAGTTCGTCAAGAACGACCTGATGGCGGTCGTCGCCCGCGCCCTCGACCTCGCCGCGCTCGCCGGCACCGGAGCCTCGAACCAGCCGACGGGCATCCTCAATTACCCGAGCATTCCGACCGTCGCCCTCGGGACCAACGGCGCGGTGCCGACCTACACCGCCCTCGTCCAGATGGAGACCCAGGTTGCGGTGGCCAACGCGGATTTCGGCAACCTCTCCTACATGCTCAACGCCCAGGGCCGCTCGACCCTGAAGCAGACCGCGAAGATCGGCAGCACCTACCCCGTCTTCCTCTGGGATACGATGCCCCCGGGTGCCGACGGCCTGCCGCAAGGCCTGGTCAACGGCTACACCGCCCGGGTGTCCAACCAGCTCCCGTCCAACCTCGTCAAGGGCACCGGCACCGCGCTCAGCCCGATCATCTTCGGGAATTGGAGCGATCTGGTCATCGCGCTGTGGTCGGGTCTGGATGTTTTGGTCGATCCGTACACTGGCAGCAACTCCGGCACCGTCAGGGTCGTCGTGTTGCAAGACGCGGACATCAACCTCCGCCACAAGGAAAGCTTCTCGGTGATCGTCGACATGATCACGAGCTAAGCCCGCCACAGCCCCGGGGCGATGGTCGCACGCCCCGCCCCGGGGCCACCTCCTCCAGCCGAGAACCCCATGCCCCGAATCCGGTTCCTCCAGCCTCAGCACTTTTGCGGCCGCACGTACGCGCCCGGCGACTCGGTCGAAGCCGACGACCGCCAGGCCCGGGCGCTGGCCGCCGCCGGCGTGGCCGAGGTCCTGAAGCCCGACCCGCCCGCGCCGCCGCTCGAAACCGCCTCGCTCGCCGCCGACGCCTCCCCCGAGAAGGCCGCAGTCCGAAGGAAGTGAACGCGTGGAGCGACTCACGGTTTTAACCCCGCCCGCCGTCGAGCCCGTCGCGCTGGCCGACGCCGTCCTTCAATGCAGGGACATCGTCGCGGCCGACGATACGCTCGTGACGCGGTTGATCTCGGCTTGCCGCGCCTTCTGCGAGAAGGAATTAAGGCAAAGCTTCATCACTCAAACCTTGATGCTGCACCTCGACGGCTTCCCGAGCTCCGGCGGCTACTACAACCGCCAGATTCGCCAGCTCGGCCCGACGATCCCCTCGTGGCTCCCGACCTCGACGGTCCCGATCCCGCTTTACCGGCCGCCCGTGCAGTCGGTGACCTCGGTCAAGTACTATGACCCGAGCGGCACGCTTCAGACGGTCAGCCCGACCGTCTACACCTTCGAGACCGGCACCCCCGCGCGGATCGCCCCGAAGTTCGGCCAGACCTGGCCCGTCGTTTTGCCGAGACCCGGGGCCATCGAAATCACGTACGTCGCGGGCTACGGCGACACCGCCTCCGCCATTCCCGCCGGCGACCTGGCCGTGATCCAGACCGCGATTTTGTTGGGCGTGGCCGGGATGTATGAGAACCGGGGCGACGACTCCGGGGGCATGAACGAAGACGCCATCAGGTCGATCCTGTCCACCCTTGATCATGGATCATACGGCTGATGGGCATCCGCGCCGGCTCGCTCAGACACGCCCTGGCCTACCAGACCAACGCGCCGGCGGCCGACGCCCTCGGCCAGCTTCA